ATTCAAGTACATCAACCAGACATCGTATTTATTGACGGTATGTATTTAATGGTTGATGAAAATGGTGAGAAGCCAGGTAGCCCACAGGCACTTACCAACATCACTCGTTCCCTAAAAAGGTTGGCTCAACGTGTTAATAAACCTATTGTTATCTCCACTCAAGTCTTAGAAAATAAAATGCGTAATGGTCAAGTTACTACAGATGCTATTGGGTACTCATCATCTTTTCATCAAGATGCGGATGTAATTTTTGGACTTCAACGTGAAGATGAGAACGTAGACGACACTAGGTTGCTAAAGGTAATTGCCTCGCGTAACTCTGGTCCAGCAGAAGTATCTATGTTGTGGGATTGGAATACAGGAACTTTTAGAGAGATTACGGCAGACGACCTATGACCGTAGAGGAGATGGAAGACTTATTAGAGCGTTTAAGTATTGAGGTTGTTTCTATACACGGAGATGAAATAAAGGCTCATTGTCCAGCTCATTTAGAACGTAAGGGAAGAGAAGACACCAACCCTTCTTGGTATATAAACGCAGATACAGGCGTTCACAATTGCTTTTCTTGTCATTTCAAGGGAAGCGTAGGTTCTTTAGTTGAGTACGTTCAAGGCGTTGATTCTGAAATGGCAAAGCAGTGGGTCAATAGTGGTGAGCGAAATTTAACTAGGGCTTTTGAAAAGTTAATTTCTCCAGCGCCTATACAAGANCAAACAACTCGCGTTACTGAATCTATGCTTAGTGCTTTTGTTGCCCCTCCTGAATACGCGCTTAAAACTCGTGGGATAACTTCTATAGCCGCTGACTATTACGGAATACTATGGAACGCATCAAATGAAAGTTGGATACTTCCAATGCGTGACCCATACACTAATAAGCTTATTGGTTGGCAAGAAAAATGGTTTAAGGAGCGTAGATTTAACAACTACCCACCAAAGGTAGTTAAGTCTTCTACATTGTTTGGGTATGAACGTTATCAAGGTCCAGATATGGTTGTTGTAGAATCTCCGTTAGATGTGGCTCGTCTAGCTTCTATTGGAGTTTTAGGTGGCGTGGCTGTTTGTGGGTCTGCGGTGTCTAAAGACCAGATTAACCTTATTAGAAGTTCTAACCATATAATTTTTGCTATGGACAATGACCAAGCTGGTTTAAGTTCATCTTCCCTTTTGTTAGAATACTCAAAGAGCATGGGTTTTGATTGTTGGTTTTTTAACTATGACCAAACCGACATGAAAGATATTGGCGCTATGAGCAAGTCTGAGATAATGTACGGTTTAGATAATTCAAGGCACTCAATTTACGGGAAGAGAGCGTTTTTATGATTATAGGACTTTCTGGATACGCAAGAAGCGGTAAGGACACTATTGCAGGACTTCTTTTGGGATTACATGGATATGAACGCGTAGCTTTTGCTGAACCCATAAAAAAATTGCTTTGTGAAATTAATCCAACTATTAACGATTTTGCTAGTACTTTAAATAGGGTTGTAGAGCAACGAGGTTGGGAAGACGCTAAAAATTCTTNTGAAGTACGTAGGATGTTACAGAATTTAGGCATGTCTATGCGTAATATGTTTGGAGACGATATTTGGGTAACAGAAGCGTTTAAAAATCTAGACACATCTAAGAACTTAGTTTTTACAGATGTACGGTTTCCTAACGAAGCCGCCAAAATTAAAGAAGCCAATGGTCAAATATGGAAAATTTTGCGCCCTGGATACGCCCCTGTAAATGACCATCCTTCAGAATCCGCTATGGACTATTGGAAGTACGATAAAATATTAGTTAATAACTCAGGACTAGACGGTCTTAAAAGTCAAATAGACGGCATCTTGAAAGCGAGCAATGAGCTTTAAAGGAACCCTACTTCCTTATCAACCAGAGGCAGTAGACCGCATGTGCGAGCGCAAGAAGATGCTTGTTGCTTACGACCTTGGTTTAGGTAAGACTGTAATAACCATTGCCGCCATTGAGCGGCTAATGGATTCACGCGAAATTAAAGAGCCAGGTTTGGTAATATGTTTATCCTCACTTAAATATCAGTGGGCTAATCAGATTGAGAAATTTACCGATGGTACTTCACGTGCTCTGGTCATTGATGGAACCAAAGCTAAAAGAGCAGAACAATATGAACAAGCATTCGACTGGAGAAATTCAAAGGTCGATTACATCATTCTTAACTACGAGCAAATTGTTAACGACTGGGATAGTGTCAAAAAACTCCCAAGAGGATTTGTAGTATTAGACGAAGCTACGGCTATAAAATCGTTTCGTTCTAAACGTTCTAAATATACAAAGCGGTTATCTAATGCTCCGTATAGGTTTGCCCTTACAGGAACTCCTATTGAAAACGGAAAACCTGAAGAACTTTATAGCATTATGCAATTTGTTGATGGTGAAGTTCTAGGTAAGTTTGAAAACTTTGATAGAACGTTTATTGTACGAAACACTTGGGGTGGGGTAGAACGGTACATTAACTTACGGACATTCCACGAGGTTATGAAAGAAGCTGCTGTACGTAAAGCACAAAAAGACCCAGACGTTGCTCCGTTTCTTCCAGAGTCAATACACAAAGACCCTATACAAGTTGTCTTTGATAGAAAATCTGCCAAGTTGTATGAACGCATTAGGAAAGATTTGTTACAGGACTTAGACGATGCTCAAGCAATGTTTGGCGGTTCGTTTAATATTTTGGCTCATTATGGAATTGAAAGCGCTCGCAATGGCCCTGAAGATGAAATGCGCGGAAAGATTATGTCTAAGATTGGGTGCCTTAAGATGCTCTGCTCGCACCCAGATTTACTGCGAACTAGCGCTAAAAAGTATTTAGATATGATGGGCGAAGGTTCTGCCTATGCTAACGAGTTAGTACTAGACGGCGCTTTAGACACCGTAACTACCTCCAATAAACTGGAAACTCTTATTGAGTACGTTAAAGACTTCTTAGACCAGAACGATGAAAACAAGGTAGTAATTTTTGCAACTTATGTAGACATGCTGGATAAAATTGCAAATGCTTTGGGGACAGAACAATGCCGTCTATACTCAGGTAAGTTAGACGCTAAGACTAAAGAGGAGAATAAAATTGCCTTTAACACTTTACCTTCGGTACGCGTCCTTATATCTTCTGATGCTGGCGGTTACGGCGTTGACTTGCCCGCCGCGAATCTTCTTATTAACTTTGATTTACCTTGGTCTTCAGGAAGTGCAACTCAACGCAACGGGCGTATTATGAGAGCTTCTTCCACATGGAAGACGATAGTTATTCAAGACTTTTTGATTGATGGCTCTATTGAAATGCGCCAGTATGACGCTCTACAACAAAAGAGTTCTGTGGCTAATGCCATNATAGATGGTGAAGGAATTGATGATAAAGGCGGAGTTCCGCTCACTGTAGGTAGTTTAAAGCAATTTCTAAACTTAGCTTCGGTGTAGACTGTACGGATGCCTAAAGCCGCTAAGACTCCGACTCGCACCATCCGCGTACCAGATGACCTGTGGAAAGCTGTCCAGAAGAAGGCCGCCTCTGAGCGTGTAACCGTTACTAGTGTCATTATTAAGGCGCTTGAATCCTACCTAGTTGACAAGGCCTAACTAGAGTAATAACGTTGCCCCCATCAACCTAAGGGGGTTTAAATGGAAATTAACAATACTGTAAAACAATACCTTGCTCTTAAACAAGAGATGAAGTTTCTTTCTGAGCGCGAATCAGAATTAAAAAGTCGGTTATTAGAAGCTGTAAATCTTTTAGGCGAAGTTAACGGAAAAGGTCATACAATTCTTGAGGTAGATGGCGTAACCTTAACTAACCAACGTAAAGTATCTAATCCTATTGATGTTGAAGTTGCTGAAAAAATCATCAAGGAAAAAGGTTTAGAAGATACTTGTATGCCAAAGAAGCCAACATTAGATTCACAAGCAATCATGGCTGCTTTGTATAAAAAAGAACTTACAGAAGAAGAAATTGCCATTATGTTCCCAGACAAAGTTTCATACGCGTTTATAGTCAAATAATGACAGAAGACTTCATTGATTCAACTTTTGCTGACTTGGACGCCTATTATCCAAACAGTAAAAGAAAGCGACGCGAGAGTGCTCCTAAAGCCGTTGAACACGTGCCGATACTGCAATGGGATGCAAAGCCACAGGTCAATACACTCCCTAACGGACGGGATGTTGAATTGTTCACTGTTGGTGCGCTAGCTCAAGCTCTAGGAAGACCGTTTGTTTCAGTACGGGTCTGGAACGACAATGGGTACCTACCTAGGGCACCTTATCGACTACCCACTAAAAAGAATAAACACGGTGAGGAACATAAAGGAAGGCGACTTTATAGCCGAGCCATGATTGAAGCTGCTGTTGACATTTTTGCTAAGAATGGACTTCTAGACTTAAAGCGTATAGAATGGTCGTTACATCAGCACGTCTCAATAGAGATTGCTGAGGCTTGGNGTAAAATCCAAGAGCAAGAAACTCAAGCACTTCAAAACTAGCAGTTCAAACAAACTAAAAAGGAGCAATTCAAATGGCAGTTCAAAGCACAGAAGATTTCGTCCCTGAAACAGACGATTTCTCAATTGAAAGTATCGAAGCTCGTCCTACAAATACTGTAGATACTAGCGATGCAATTAAGTCAGGTTGGGACGCCGTAGCAGATGACGTCAAGCCAAAGGAATACGCTAAGGATTTTAANCTTAGTGAAACCCTTCAAGTAATTAAGTTCTTAGGTGCCGCTGAACCTATTAAATACAGCCAGCACTTCCTCACTGAAAAGAAAGAAGGACAGCGTTCATACGTCTGTCTAGGCACTGGCTGCCCACTTTGTTTAAAGCTTAGCCACAAGCCTGAAAAGAAGTACCTATTTTCAGTGGCTGTTCTATCACCAACTGAGACAACACTTACAAAACTTGTTGCCTCACCATTGTTCTTTAAGTCGTTATTTGCAGCACACCATTCACCGTCAGGTCCATTGTCTAAAAACTATTGGGCTGTTGCGCGTCATGGTCAAATGCAATTTACCACTTATACCCTAAACCCTGTAAAGGGTCGTGACCTCGGAGAAGACTTNGGTATTGACGAGGCTAAGGTTGAAGCTGCGGTTGTTGAAATGCAACCATTTGATTCTTCATCAATTCGTAAACTGTCTGTTTCCGAACTAGAAGATATTGCTAACGCTTTAATCTAAAACTAGATGTAGGAAGGCCACGCTAACCCCTTTCCGTGGCCTTTCTGCCTTAAGGGGAAACATGAACATTATTACAACCAAAGAGCAACTCGACGAAATGGTTGCGTATTACCTAACACAAGAGTCTTTTTGCTATGACGTAGAAACCGTTGGACCACAACGGGGAGTTACCGTGGTTAACGAAGTTCTATGGATTTCTTTAGCAACTAATGGTCGTGGCGATGTTATTCCTATGGGTCATCCCAACGGAGAGTTTGAAGGGGAAGCATTTCCTTTAACACCCACTGGTCAACTTCGTAAAGAAGAAGGCTTGTCTATTAGAGAATCAGATTATTCAAAAGATAAAAGAAAAGCCATTACTACATATGGCCCAGCACCAATTCAGTTATTTCCTGCGGAAGTATTTACCGCTTTGTATCCTTTAATGTTTGGTAAAGACCGCACTTTAGTAGGTCACAATCTTGTATTTGATTTAACTTCATTAGCCAAGTATTACGGAGGAGAAGTTCCTACAGGCCCATACTTCGATACAATGATTGCGTCGTTTCTTTATGACAACAAGAACAAGAACAAGTGTGGGCTTGATGATTGCCTTGCTCGTGAGTTTGGTTACCACATGGTCAAAGGCGTAGGTAAAGAGGTAGAAAAGTATTCTTTTAGCACCGTAGCCAAGTATGCTTATTTAGACGCCAAATACACTTACATGCTTTATAAAAACGTATTACAGAAGAAGTTAGAAGAAGGTCAGTTAACCAAGGTTATGAACTTAGAGATGAGCGTCTTAAAGGTTCTGTGCGCTATGAAGTTAGNTGGAGCCCCTATAGACATTGACCAGTTACAAGTCTTACATGACCAGTTAGAGATTAACATTGAAAAGGCACGTTCTGATGTCTACCGTATTGCTGGCAAAG